TTCTTTGTAGTTCCTGTTGCATCGTCTGAATTAACATCAACTTTTAATCCTGTTAAATTAACAGTAGATGCAGCGTTATCTGCACCTGCATCATCAAGGTCAATATGCATACCATCATAAGTAAGCGTTTGCCCTGAGTCCATTGTGCTAGTTTTATTTATATCAAAAAGAATTGCTCTATTTGTAGCTGAAGTATTTCCAGTAAGAGTACGAGTTAAATTTATTGATTTACTAGTGATACCTGCACTATGAGATAAATCTAAGAGACTACTGGGTGAGTCAGTTCCTAAACCAAGATTTCCGCCTGTGGTTAATGTCATTCTAATATTTGAACCAAAATGAACGTGGTTAGCAAATTTTAAATCATTGTCGTTATCCTGACCAAAAGCCCAATAAGAACTCCGAGATGTGTTTTGAAATAATATATGTGAACGACCACTAGCGTGAGAATTATTAATTTGAAATTGAGGGTCACTATTACTATTATTAACAGTAAGAGCCATAGTGCCTTCAACTATCTCATCGTATGTAAATGAGCCACCACCCTCTACTTTTAAATCACCTGTGATAGTGATGTCACCATCTATAGTACCGCCTTTTGAAAGATCAGGAGTGACGGCACTCCCCATTCCTCCGTACATTATACTTCTACCAATCTAACTGCACCAGTCGTAGTAGAGGTGGAGTTATAATTAAAATAAACTGTTGTACCTAATCCCCTAGGTATTGTTAAAAACATTAATGTATTTTTAGGGATAATCATATCGTTTGATGCATTTACATCTGTTGTTGTAGTTGAAAAATTAAAATAAATTTCAACCGCACTATATACTCCAACTGAGCCTGTAGATGCTTTTAATGCTTTATGTGTTGTGTTTCCTGTACTAGCACTTGAACCTGCTGTACCTGCTGAGGCTACTGTCCATTCTCCCCCAACTGTAGTGTTTAGTGCTTCTTGCACCGAATATGTGTGAATATCTGCCATTTTTCTTCCTCTCTAAGCTATGACAACAGCGTGAACGAGACTGTGTGTCTAAATTATTTTTTCTTTTTAGATTTCTTTGATTTTTTAAAGATAGGTTTTTTGTAAGGAGAAAAGTCATCTTCTCCCATTATTCTTTTCCAACCATTCTCTTCTAAATGCTCCAATTTTTCAGGATGTTTTTCTAAATCTATATCTTCAATTCTTTGAATTTGCCCACTATTATCTTTTTTCCAATATTGCATAATATCTCCTAGTTATTGGGGGCAGAGCAAATCATACCCCCAATTATGTAGAATGTGTTTAGTCTACGTTAGTAAACTTTACACCTCTTTTATTGTCTGAATCGTCAATAATTTTGCATCCATACAATAAATCGCTGACTACCTTAGTACCAAGTGCATCAACAGAGTATTCACTCTGGACTCTCACTTCCTGCTGAGATGCAAAAGCACACGCAGATTTGTGAAAAATAGCACCAGGAATTGTAGATGAAGTACCAGCTGTGCTTACAGTATTAGACATATAAACATCAATACCATAAAGCGATCCAACCATACCAGATCTCAGTCCACGATTACCTTCGCCTACAGCATCATTTCTGATGAAGTATTGAGCGATACCAGCAGATGGGTTAAGTATATCAGCAAATAGTGTTGGATTAACAACCATTGCACATTCCCCATCCATGTAAGGAATATCGTTTTCACCAAGAGTGGCAAGAGCAGATTCAAATACAGCTGCAGTTAGTGTATCATCCGCAGAAAGAGCTTGAGATTGATTTAGACCATCTAACTCAGCCCAGATATCAGCATCAACCTGACGAGCAAGAGCCTCACCCATCATTCTTGAATACTTAGCTACCAAATCAGCCTCTGACTGAATAAGAGCCACATCTTCAAAAAGTTTTGCGACATATTTGTGTTTATTGATCGCTAACTGAGTGGTTGTGGTTGCAGTTGCATCATAAGATACATCTGAACCTGCTGATTTATCACTCGCACTAATTAAGCTCATTTCTGGGATGTTAATAGCATCACCATAACCTTTGCTACCTACAAGTGCAGAATAATCATCAACCAAACCACGAAAAACAGTTTTACGCTCAAAGTATTTATATATACCATCTGCCCAAATTTCTGGAATAAAATGTTGGTCAGTTGTAGTAGTAACAGGACTACCTTGATAATGTTTAGCCATTTAAATTACCTTTTCATGTATGATTCCAATACTGTCCCCCAGTTTCTTCTTCTTTCGTCATCAGGCATATTTACCCAATCACTCGTATTTTTAGTAGGAATTGTTCCCTGTCTATCAGGTGGATTAATTTTTTCATCCATTGTGAACTCTTCTACAATACTCAAAAGAACCTCGGTTTCAACATCGGCAAATTTTTCTCGTTTTGACTCAGGAAGTTGAGCTAAAGCACCCTCACGAAGTCTAGAATCCATATTTTCCCATCTTTCCTTATAAGGTTTATAGGAATCTATTTCTTTAGCAAGGTCTGCATTGAGTTCTTGCCATTTCTCTTCTTCACGAAGTTTTGCTCTACGATCTTCTTCCTCTTTAGTCTTAAAGGACTCAAGGTTTTGACGAAGTTCATTTCTTTCTGAAATAACTTCATTTAATCTTGAAATCGGTACATTGTTTTCGACTTGTGTGTCGGCTTCCTGTTTTACATCTGTTTCGATGGTTTTTTCTTCTGACATTTTGACCTCTTTAGTGAGTAGTTAAATTATGCAAAATTCCCTTGCATAATAGATACATCATAAACTAACTTAAAAGAGTAATCTAATGCAAGAAAAAAATTACGAATTTAAAAAAAAGTGGTTTAATTACTTAGGTTATAAACCTCACGATGGGCAATTAGCATTACATTACCCTGAAAAAAAAGATGCCAGATTTCATGTTATAGTATGTGGCAGAAGATTTGGTAAGACTTGGGCTAGTGCTATGGAGGCAACCTATGTTGCATCTCAACCAGATAAGAGAATCTGGGTTGTTGGAATGTCTTATAGAAAAGCACGATTAATCTTTAGAGAAATTTGGCAGCGTATGGTTATTGGACATGGAGAAGACATAGATAAAGCATCAGAAAAAGATATGTACATTCGTTTTAAGTGGGGTACTACTGTTGAAGGAATGTCAGCGGACAATGCAGATTCATTGGTGGGGGAAGGACTTGACCTACTTGTAATTGATGAAGTAGCCAAGATGAATAAAAAAATATGGGATATGTATTTATCTCCAACAGTTGCTGGTAGAAAAGGAAAAGTTATATTTATTACAACCCCAGAGGGCAGAAATTGGATATACGATCTTTACAAGCTTGGAAAAGATGATGAAGATTGGAATAGCTATTCATCGCCATCTTGGAAAAACCAACATGAATTTCCGCTTGGATTAGAAGATCCAGCTATTATTGAAAGAAAAAGAAATATGTCCAAAGAGCTTTTTGGGCAAGAATTTGGTGCAGAATTTTCTGTATTTGAGGGTAAAGTTTGGAATTTTAATAGAGAACTAGATGTAGGGGATTTTCCATATGACCCTAATCTGCCAACATTCTGTGCAATAGATTTTGGATATCGTCAACCTGCTGTTTTGTTTATGCAAACACAATTTGATGGAGCAATTGACCATATTAGAATATTTGACTGCATTTTACACAAAAAAAATATTAAAACAGAAGATTTAATTAAAATGATAAAAGTAAAAGGATATCCAGTACTATCATACTATGGTGACCCAGCAGGTGCTAATGTGCAAGGTCAAAGTGGGGCTGGGGATATGGAAATATTTAGAAGAAGTGGAATTAGAGTGCTATACACTAGAGATAGAATGAGCAGAAATGTTGTAAACAGCGTTTCTCACACTAGGGGATTTTTTGAAAGTGCAGATGGCACAAGAAGAGTCCATGTACATAAAAATTGCAAAGAGGTCATAGAAGATTTTGAAGAATATAGATATCCAGAGTCTGAAGACGGCAAACCAATAAAAGAAGAACCAATAAAGGATGGATATCACGATCATGGAAACGATGCTTTCAGATATTTCATCATAAATAGATTTCCAATGAAAAACAGAGAAATGAAAAGGATACAACGATGATTGAAAAATTATTAAAAGATAAATTACTAGAAACTAAATTAATGATGTCTCATTCTAGAAGAAATGAAATAAGAAAACATTTAGATTACTATTCAGGTGTTTCGACAGATCAATATATTACTAGATACTTTAATGGCGATGCTTTTAATGAAATTCCTCCAACTTTAACAAATTTTACTAGAAAATTTATCAATAAAATCAGTAGAATCTATAGTTTAAGTGCCAAAAGAAATTTAGGTGGCAAAACAAAAAAATATGAAGAATTAACACCTACTAAAGATGTTAGAATGAAACACGCTGAAAGAATGACTAGGTTAATTGGTACTATTGCCAATCGTGTTCATTGGAGAGATGATGGATTTTTTGATTATCGACCAATTTACTATTTTGAGTCATATTTTGATGAAAATCCATTTGAACCAGAGGCAATTTTATATCCTTTGCTTAATAGTACGGCAGATTTATCAAATGCTGAAAATTTACAATGGGAATACTGGGATAAAGAAAAATATGGAATAATGAACGAAGATGGTAAAATGATTCAGGAAAAAGTTAATCCATATGGCATAATTCCTTTTGTATTTACTCATAGAGAAGACCAAATTGATTCATTTTTTGTAGAAGGAGCATCTGATATTGTAAATTGCAACGAGCAAGTAAATATTGCTTTAACTGAGATGAATCTTGGTATGAGATTTAATATGTTTGGTCAACCTTGGGTTACGGGTCTTAATTCTGATCAAAGTTTATTAAGAACTGGATCTGACACTATTTTAGACATGGGTGACGAGGGTCAATACAACATTACTAGCCCACAAGGCAATATTGTTGAGGCAATTGAAAATATTAAATTTCAAATGGAGTTAATTGCCATGAATAATCATTTATGGATACAATGGGCTGAGTCAGGCGGTGAAGTTCCTAGTGGTATTTCACTTATGATAAAAGATATGGAAAGAAAAGAAGATTATTACGATGATATTGCTCTTTGGAGACTATATGAAAAAGATTTTTATAGCGTAGAGCGTGTTATTGCAGAATATAATGGAATTTCTTTACCAGAAGAATTTGGAGTTGATTTTGAAGAAGTTGAATATCCGAAAACAGTACAAGACCAGATTTTAAAAGATGATTTTGATTTAAAAAATAATCTTATTACTCAAGCAAAAATTATGGTTAGAGAAAATAAGGATCTATCTTTGGAACAAGCACAGTCTATTATTGATAAAAATAAAGAAAAAAATGCAGATATTGCTATTAATCAATCTATTTTTAATGTTAATAACGATGAGAATGACGAATGAAGATAAAAATAAAAACAAATTTTGATTTTGGCAAATTATCTAATAATATGTCAAATATGATTAGTGATTATTTATCTGGCTACGCTCAGGGGGCTGTTGATGGAACTAAAAAAAATATTAATAATTCAAAAAATATTTTTGGAAAGCAAATAACATCTTATACGGCAAAAAAAGAAAATAGACAAGCATTAATAGATTCTGGAGAAATGTTAAAAAGCATAAGCTCAAAAAAAAATAAAATGGAAATAGTTGAATATGGATATAATCACAATGAAGGATTATGGGGTCATTTAAGAAAAGAAACTAAAACAGATAATTTTATTGGCTCAACTCCTGAAAATGAAAAAATAGTTGATGATAAATTTGCTAAATCTGTAGATAAATTTC